CTTTATCCGAGATCGTGATGCCCCCCGCAAACGGACTCACGAGACTGTTGGCCCGCATCCGGTATCTCGCGGCTAACTCGCAGTAGCTCTCCCCCATTCCCGAGAGACTCAGATCCCCGACGCTTTTGGACTTCGCTTCCCGGGCGCTGAGTTGCTCGCACGCATCAGCAGCTGAGCGCCAGACGTTGTTGCCGTTCTCGGACAAGAGGAAATCCAGTTCCTCGTTCTGCACGAGTTGCCGTGTGCTCACGGTGTCTTTGATGAGGTAACGCACCGCATCACGCCGGGCGACGGCGGACGTAGTGCCGGGGACACCGAGATATGTCCAGGTCACGGGATCGCGACGAGCTCAATCCGCAACTGCCGTGAGGCGGCAGTCGTCATCACCGAGACCACGGCTTTGACGTACTGCACCGGAACGAGGCCCGTCGAGAGCTTCAGCTTCCCGACGAGGGCTTGCGTATACGCGACCACGGTCGACGGGGTATAGGCGCCAATCGCCCCGACCGCCGCGCCCGTGGTGAAGCGCGTCGTGAGACTGCCCCGGAGTGAGACGGTGAAGTTCGACGTTCCGACCGAGCCGTTCCGCACGCACCGGATGCCGATGGCGCGGTAGGCGGCGTTGAGGTTGACCCACGGGCCGCTGGAGGCCGCAGTGAAGAACGTCGTGCCTCCCGCAGCCGGCATGATGATGGTGCGAATCCCGGTCTCTACGAGTCTCATGGGTCTACTCCTGTGAGTGCGGCGATGCGGTTCACGGACTTGCCGTCAGATTGTGATGGCTGGACGAGGCTCCGCTCGGAACGAGGGACATCTTGAAACGCCCCGTCGCCCGGTAGGTAGTTCGTCAAGAACCATTCGGTGTTGTTCTTCGCGCCCCGGATTTCATGCAGGGCCCGTTTGCAGGCTTCGTATTCGTTGACGAGATTCTGCTCGTCATTCGCCAGGCCCTTGAGCCGCTCGTCCTTCTCATGCTGGTCGGCGGGAATCAGGGATCGGCGTTCTCCCAACGCTCCGCGGACTTCGTGCATCGAGCGCTTGATCGCTTCGTAGTTGTTGACCGTCTCGTTCTCTTGGGCGATCAAGCCCTCGAGTCTCGCGGTCAGTTTTCGTCTGGTGTGCGTGATGTTGTCCCAGCCGTACAGGAACCCGGTCTTGAGGATCTCGGACTCCTGCGGCATCACGACTTCGATGCCGAGACCTCGAGCAACGCCAATCCAGAACTCGACCGACGGGCGCTGGTGGGAGTATTCGGATTGTCCGTGCACTCCGTCCAGGGCCATGTCGACGCCGTAGATCCCGATTGTCTTGTAGCCCTGATAGATCGCGTGCGCGATCATCCACGAAATGGTGTTGTTGAAGTAGCCCTCAGGACACAAGAGCTTCCCGGTCTCGGGGTGCCGCATCCCCAACACTTCGTGAATCGGGAACGTAACAGACTTGGGGATGTCGGGATGCGGGATCCACATCCACACCGGCCTCTGGCAAGCTTTCATCCACGCCATGTGGGCGGGGTCTCTCACCCCGTGAAATTCCCCAAACTCATCGCGATGGAGTTGATACCATTCCACCCGGTCGGTCTGGAAGACCCCCGGAGAGAATTGTTCAAAGACGCCGTGGAGATCGTTGAGACCTTTGAGGTCCCAGTCGGCCTCTTTCCAGGGAGCCAAGAAACCATGCTGCGTAAATCCTAAGATCGCGCACCTCGTACTGCGCTGGACCTTCTTGGCTTTGGGCATTCCGCTCCCCAGAGTAGAGGCCGATACCGCTTGGCCGTGTGACCTAGATGACGGCTACCGCATTGATCGTCTGGTTCAACAGGACCGTCACAAGACGCTGGGTCCCAGCCGCAGCCGCAGCGGCCGAGCTCAGGGCAATGCCGAGCGTCTGGTTGTTGACCGTCGTGGTTCTGACCGTCCCACCGAGATTCGACGCGGTAGACGCGGCGCCCGAGGACGCGCGCACCCAGTCCCCGATGGCAATGGCGCGAGTCGAGGCGTGGACCTGGACGCGACCGAAATACTGCACGGGGATTTTCTTTCCCCCGCCCGTCGCGGCCGCTAAGGCCACGCCGAGAATCGCACGACCTGACGTGCCGGTCGTGTGCTTGATGTTGCCGGTGTTGACGAGCTTGACGACGCGGTTTTTGATGATCGCGGCGGTCGAGGTGAACGTGATCACCGGATTGAAACTCGGTGAGGTCACTTCCTCGCGAAATTTTCTCTGTCCCATGGAGCCCTCAGACGAAGAAGGAGGCCGGGGCCGAAGCCCCGGCAGCCTGGTCTATTTGCGTTTGCGCTTCTTGTATCCCGTGCTCGGGGCATCCCCGCGTCCCACGAACTTCACCGCCTCGAGCTTCTCGACGTTGCACTTGTTCTGGGCCAAGACCTGACCGTCGATGGCTTGACCCTGCTTCACCACCACATCACGCCCCGTCTGCAAATCGCGATACTGAAAGTCACGGAGCGCGAACATTACGAGCCCACCGCGGCGAGGATCAGCTCACCGAGCAGCGAGGACACGAGCTTGTTGTCGAAGTTCGCCTCGCCCTCGATCCGCAGCGTTTTCTTCCACGGCAGCTCGAAGCGGCTGATCGCGATGGGGAACGAATTCCCCCGGACGCTGGACCACACGAACGTGTAGCCCGCCGACATCTCGTAGAGGCTCGGCGCACTCGGGGAATACGTCAGCAGCGCGTGGTTGCCGGCGTTCAGCGCGAACGTACCCGAGGAGGCACCTTCTGCCGCCGAGTTCGCCACGCCGAACAGCACGTAGACGTTCGACAGGCCGAGGACGGACGCGATGAGATCCTGCGTGACGACGCCCATCTGCGTGTACTTGATCCGGTCCAAGAGGTCCGGGTGATCCTGGAGCCGCTTGAACGTATTGGCCCCCAACGTCAGACTGTTGGGCGGCATCCCGGTATTCGTGATCATGGTGTAGACGCGCTGGCGGAGATCCTCGATCGGCGTCGAGTTGACGTTCTCCCACGCGCCGTTCACCGGACCCGCTGAGGAGTTCCACTTGCCGGTGACGAAGAACTCCGAGCACCAGTCCTGATCTTCCTTGATCAGGATGTCGCGGGTGACTTTCGCCACCGCGCCACGCTCGAGGTCGATGCCCCCGTCGGCATTCGCTGCGGTGATGTGGTCGATATCGAAATGGCTCGCCCACACGTCGCAGAAGTACGAATCGGTCGAGAGCCGGAGACCGGAACCCGCCGATTCCGCCGACCCCGCACGTTTGGCTGCGTCGGAGCGGAAGAAGTCTTTCTGATCCCAGACGTAGTATTTGTTCGACTGCGACGGGACCGAGACCTGCGGGAACACGCGCCGCGAGACTCCGTAGAGCGCGTCGTCCTGCATGATCGCCTGCGAGACGTTCGACAGCGGAACGTCGATCTGATGAACTTGAAACGGCGACGGTAGAGGCATTGGTCAGGTCTCCTTAGAGCAGCCGCATGGCGATGAGGCGCTGGTTGCCCGCGGCAGCCGCCGCACAACTGGTCAGGGCTTGTCCAATCGCGTAAGTCAGGAGGTCGGAGGTCGTCGGGCGCACCGTGCCGCCGAGGTTCGTGGCGGTGGAGGCGGCTCCCGAGGTGGCTCGGAGATACTGGCCGACTTTGATAGCTTTGGTGGAGGCGGCGACTTTCGTCACGCCCTGATGCAGCACGGGGACGATACGACCCGAGCCCGTGGTCTTGTCCTGAGCAACGCCGAACACGCGCACCCAGCCGGCCGCTGTGGACTGGCCGGTCGAGGGTTTGACGCCCCCGCCCGAGGTGAGGACGACGCAGCGGTATTGGATGACGGCAGCAGTCGAAGGAAACGACACCGCCTGAATCGGGATCTCGTAGGCCATGGCTTACTTCCCTCCCTGTTGCGCGTACTTCCGGTAGATGTCGGGGCGCTCAGAGAGCACCTTGCTGTAGGCCTGCGCGTGCGTGAGCTTGGAATCCGCCGCCATCTTCTCGCGGGTCAGCGCTTCGAGCTGGGCCTCGGGACCCGACAGCATCCCCATGTCCCCACCCGTGGCGCCGATCTCCTTGAACAGCACGTCGTTCTTCTCGATCACCGTATTCCAGGAGACGAGCTTCTCGTAGAACTTCGAGAACATCTTCTCCGCACGATCCGGGGCGACCTTGCGGAGACCTTCCTCGATCGCGTCGAGCGTCTCGGCGAAGTCATCCGCCTGCGTACCAGGCAGTGAGGTCAGGGGCTCACAGCGCTTGATGAACGATTCACGTCTGGCCTGCTTGCTGAGCTTCACGATCT